CAAATTTGTTTAACGATCTGCTTTCAATACCGAGAAAAAGAAAATAACATCAGGCCCCGCTTCGGCGGGGCTTTTTATTTGTATTGACTTTGTATGGGATAAGTCTTATACTTATAGCATCTTAAATTAGAAAGGAAAATTTATGAGTAAAGAATATATTATCAGGTTTCATCATCTGGCTTATGAGGATTACAAGGTAACTGCTGAAAGTAAGGAACAAGCCATAGAAATGATTAAGTCCGGCGATTATGCAAATTACCATGAAGAGACGGATATGTTGATGGAGGGCAACCTTTGGTTTGGTGGAATATATCAAATTTTAGATGATGGCTATTGGAGTGATGAACTTACCACGCCAAAGGAAAAGAAAACTATTAAAAAATTAGGTTATTAAGGAGGACAGCAATGAGTAAAAAATTAATTGTTTGTGTTCGGTCCGTTGAAAAGGCTGAGTATCATATAAAAGAAAGTGATTTAACACCAGAAAATGACGAAGAAAAAGCAATGACAAAAGAAGATTTGTTTTTACATAAGTTAAGTCTTTATGATTTTGATGCAAAGCACGCATGGTATGAAGAACACGCGGTGGAAGCTATTGTGGAGGACAGCGATGAGTAGTATTGAAAAAATAAAAAAGGCGGAAGAGATATGGGAGAAAGGTGGTATTTATGTTTGTCCCATGTGTGATGGGGAATGCCAGTTTTGTGACGATGACTATCAATGCTCAGAATGTGAAAAAGAAGAAAGAGAGTTGATGCAGAGAAATATAAAATGTTTATGTGATTACCACGATGATTGGTATGAAATGAAAAGTTGTCCGTTTCACGAACCACACAAAGATGCTAACACCGGCAGACGATGCGAGTTTTGGAATATGGAAACCGGCGAATGCCATAGCGATGATAAATTTGATATAATGGATTGGGAGCCTAGCAATGAAAGAGCTTAGAGACTTTTGTGACTGGTACCAGTTGACTTATCCCACGACCCAAGATCAGGCCGATAAAGTATTCTCAGAACTCGATTCTGCCATGGCAACCGAGAATGTCATGGAAGACGGTGAAATATCCGTAGAGGAAGGTGAAGAGAAGTATAATTACTATTCACGGGTCGCGGGTCAGGTTTTAAGTAAATTTAAATTACGTCCTATCAAAGATCACTATCGTGGGACGTTTGAGAACTTTGATATTGAAAAACAGAAAGTGAGGGAGTGGTAATGAGTAAAGTATTCAAAGTAACAGCGACTATGGATGTCGGTTATCAATTGTTTATTAAAGCCGAGAACGAAGAGGACGCTATGGAAAAAGCCAAAGACGTTGATGGGGATTATTGGGAAAAAACTGATGATGGCCATGATTGGACCATGGAACAAGCTTGGGAGGTCGCGGAAGACGAATATGGGGCTGAAGATGTTTATAAAGTAGAACCAGAAGACGAAGACCCTGACGAACAATTAGGCAAACAAATTTACTCTGGTGCTTTTATGAATAAAAAAGTTGACACCGAAAAATAAAAAATGTTATAATATATGAAGATTCTTTTCTCTGTGGTCAAACACAACTTAAAACCCTCGCTACTAGCGGGGGTTTTTTGTTACATAAGTATACAGTATACACTATGTTCTGAAATTAAAAAAAATTTTTTTATTTTTTGAGAAAACAGCGTATACTTATGTAACATTTTTGTTATCTAATTGAATTTAAAAGTTTAATCAGGAAAATATTGTTACATATTTGATTTTCAATGGTGTATACATGTAACACTTCTTGACTTCTTTTTTGTTTTGTGAAAGTAATGTAACATAGATATAGTAACAGTTACAGCAGTTGAGACAGTAAAAACATGGCTAGACCAAGAAAGAACGAAAACACACCTTTAACACGAAAAATGGAGCTTTTTGTCAAAGAATTTGTCACAAATGATGGTTTTTTGACCAAAAGAGAGTGTGCAATCAAGGCCGGATACTCAAAAAGTAGTGCTCATGTAAAAGCTTATGAGCTTACAAACCCTGATTTGAACCCTCATGTTGTTGCTTACATGAATAAATATAAAGCAGAAATAGATGAAAAATATGGTGTTTCTTATGGAAGACATATAAGAGACTTACAAAGAATCCGTGACCAAGCTCTGGAAGCCGGTGCCTATTCGGCGGCGGTTCAAGCTGAAAAAGCTAGAGGTTTGGCACAAGGAAATATATATGTTAGTAAATCTGAGATTAGACATGGGTCTATTGATTCAATGAGCAGAGAAGAGGTTGAAAAAGAACTAGAAAAAATAAGAGATACTTATGGAACTTCCATTATCAATGTTACCCCAAAAAAAGAAGAACCTAAACAAGTCACCAAAAAATCTAGAAAGTCAGTTCTTTCAAACATTAAAAACAAATCTAAACAAACTAAACAGAAAGTTACACTTAACTAGAGTAGAAACTTGGGTATCCCCAGGTGTTCCTGATTTATTAATTTGTGACGAAAAAGGATTGTTTCATTTTCTAGAATTAAAAGTAACGGGTTCTTCTGTTGTCCGTTTATCTCCGCATCAAGTATCTTGGCTGACTTTACACAAAAAATCTAGTTCTTGGGTTTTAATACGACAACAAAAACCAAAACAATTAAATCCTATTATATATTTGTACCATGCCAAAGATGTAATGGACTTACAGAAACATGGTTTGAAAACAAATCCCGTATTATCCTTTGATCATAAACTAAACTGGATTAAACTTTTTGACTTGATATGTCCCATATAATCTGATATTCTTATAGGACACTTGTTAACTAAAAAGGAGACTTATGTTTTTATTAGAAAAACTTATTTATTGGATTTTTTATGGATCAACTGATCCTGAAAACAATACTAAAAATAACATAAAATTAAAAAGGAGAAAATAATGTTAGTCACAGAGAAAGAATCAGTATTTTTAAAAACACTACCAATGTGGATTACTGGGTATGCAAAAATAAGATTATCCAAAACCATGTTAAATAAATCAATAATAGACGCTAATAAATCTGTCAGAGATTTGGCTCTAAATTTTGGCATTGACTTTGATAAAATGAAAAACGGCGATAAGTATGAAGTATTAGCTCGATTTGATGATCCTGATAGTAATCAACATTCTATAGTCCGGTTTTACAAAACTATAAATCGTGGCGATAGGCGTGTTTCTATAAAAGGAATAAAACAATATGCTAATATTGGTGATCTAATTGGCTTATCTGCGTGCCTTCCAAAAGATGATAATAAAGATATCATTATAATCAATGTAACTAGGAGGGCTGATCAATGAAAAACACATGGGCTTGGGTTTATGGAGATGAATGCGATTTTCTTTGGGAACATTTTGACATGGAAAATAGAAATTCTAACGATAGAATGAAAATTAAATTTATTGATTTTGAAGAAGGTGAAGAGGAGGAAAAAGAGGATGAGTGATTTAAATTTTTATATACAACGTCAAAAAAAATGGGAAAAAGCAGATAATTTAACTAAATTTTGGGAATGGTTTGCGGGAGATATATTACCCGCTCCGCCACATAGAGGGCTAGACGTTCCGTATGGTTTACAATATGAAGAACTTAAAAATAAAAATAATGAAATTATAATTAAATTTTCTTTTGAAGAAGGTGAAGAGAAGGAAAAAGAGGATGAGTGAAATAACATTAGAAACAATAAAACGTATCGCAAAAGACATCAAGGAATATGATGAATGGGTAAATGATAGCCATACAAAAGCAAAACACAATGGAGTTTGCGAGGGTTTAGATATGCTTATTGAACATCTAGAAGAAACAAGCAATGATGATAAACTTTAAAAGTTAAAAACAAAGTTATTAAAGGCCGTCCAAATTGACGGCCTTTTTTATTTGTGATATCATATGGGATAAATCTTATAGGAGAAAAGAATGTTAATTAAAAAATCTAAAATGTCAGGAAAATTGTTAGGACTGGACGCTATCAATTCAAATACTTTATCCAATGAATTTTGCCAGAAAGAACACAAATCACCCGTTCAAAATAAAATATGTAAAATATGTTTTTCTTTTGCAATGTTAGAAAGCTATAGAGGAAACTGTATTCCTAATTTTGAAAACAACAGCGTAGCCTTATCAACTATGATACATGAGGATTTTAGTTATTTACGTTTTAGAAATGATATTGCTAGATTGCATGGACATGGCGAGCTAATTAATCAGACCCATCTACATAATTTTGTACTTATGGTTAAATTTTTCCCTGATATTACTTTTGCTTTATGGTCTAAACGTACTGATATTATCCGCAAGTATTTTAAAAATAATGAAATACCTGATAACCTAATCTTGGTTTATTCTAACCCAATTATTGATAAAGTAATGACTAAAATTCCCAGACCTTTTCATAAAGTTTTTAACAATGTATCTGAAAAATATACCGGCGGAGCTGAAAATTGTACGGGGCAAAAATGCAATGACTGTAGACTATGCTATCAATTTGATACTGAAAACATAATCATTGAACAACAAAAGTTTTATGGGAAAAAACAATAATTCCACAAATAGAAATTTCTATTGCAATATATTTTGCTATAGGATAATATAGGATATCAGGATTTTCCTGATTAATTTTAACTTAACTTGGAGACACAATATGACTAGAGAAATTGTTGAATACGGAGATTTAGAAAAAGAAACTTTTCCTGATCTTGACGAAATGAAAAATGAGTTTGCATTCAACTTTTCAGTTTTAATCAAAAGAACCTTAACTGAATTGCAAAAAAACTATAATAAAAACCCTTATGTAAAAAATAGAATTTCTTTTGAGGAAGGTAATACTATGGATATGTATTTAACCGGCAATTTAGAATTACTTTTTGAAGGAGCCCTAACTCAAAAAAGCATGGATAAATGGGCGCAAGATATTTCACAACGAACTAATATATAATAATTTTAACATGGAGAAAAGAATGACACATACTATTGAAAATTCTAATAATCAATTATTAGATTTAATGCAAAAAGTAAAAGATCAGGCGGAACGTAGCAAAGATTTTATAGCTCCAACTAATGCTTTACAAATACAAACTTTAAACAAAGACGGAAGCCCCGCAGACGATAGCGAGCAGTCAAAATTTAGTCGCATAGTCGTAGAGCGTGAAGACGGCGAGCCTACTTATATGTACAATGCTAATGATGTAGCATTGTCACAAATAGGGCAAAGAGCGGGCATTGATTCCAGAACTATGCAACGTCTACAGCAAGGTTATCCAACCCAGTTTGACAGCGTAATAAATGCTATCTGGCAAAAAGAACCAAAAAATACTATGATCCGAACTTTTATGGATTCTGATACGCATGGAATTGCTAGAGCTGTTTTATCAGATAAGTTTAAAACTTTTGATAATACCAATTTACTTAACTCAGCTATTCCACAGCTGATGGAATCCGAAGCCCAATGGAAAGTAGTGAATGCGGACGTAACTGATAAAAGATTATATTTGCGATTAAAATCGGAAGTAATAACCGGCGAAGGTGCTAACAAAGGCGATTTAATGGCTTCTGGAATTGGACTTTCTAATAGTGAAGTAGGTGCGGGGAGCGTTCAAGTTTATCAAATGTACTGGACGCTCGCTTGTTTAAATGGGATGCAAACCGAAAACCGCCATAGACAGTCGCATATTACTAGCTCGCAAGCTGACGGCGAAACTTGGAAAATGTTAAGTAACGAAGCTAAAGACGCTGACAATAAAGCATTAGAATTAAAAGTCAGGGATTTAGTAGCCGGTTATACTTCCCGCGATTCTTTTGATGAAGTCGTTAATAAAATGAAAACAGCCGGGCAAGACCTTATTGAAGGAAGCGTTAACAATGCAGTCGATAGCCTTGGAAAAGTTATTAACTTAACTAAAAAAGAAACCGCGTCAGTTTTAGACGGATTAATGGCAACCATAGGACAAGAAGGATACGCCGGAAACCCAGTTAGTAGGGCAACAATGGTTAATGCAGTAACTAACGTAGCAAACCGCGTGGACGCTGATGAAATGGACGATTGGCAAAGACGGGGCGGTCAAATACTTAATATGAATAAGACCGACTGGAACCGCGTGGCTGTAGCTGTTTAAACAGTCAAATAACCCAATACCAAAGGCGGGCTTTACTCCCGCCTTTTTTTATGAGATAACTCTTATATATTTTAATTTTAATTTATGGAGAAAATTATGGAAAAGAATCCACCATTAGTCGGAAGGCTAACAGACCCAGAAACTATTACAGCGGAAAACCCGCCCGTTGATGAATTTATGAAACAACAATCAGAGTTACTTGAAATGATTGCCGGAGGAATAGCGGGGTTAACTTCTTTATCAGCTCAGAAAAATTTTAATGAGGAAAAGATAAATAAAATAGTAGAAGCGGAAGTTAAAAAACAATGCGACCAAAAAGGCTATGTAGAAACTAAAGATTTAAATTTTGAACTCGACAGTAGAAATGTAATTTATAGTGATACTCTGGAAGACGAATTATCAGATCACAGTGTTTTAACTGTTGATTCAGAATTAAATGAATATTTTGATGTAGACGATATTGTAGATAAAGTTATTGACCAAATAGAAATAACAAGGAAATAGTCAAATGGTTATTAATGAAAATGATGTATTAGACATAGCAATTAGAATTATGGATAAACTAGCTGATCTTAAAATACTTAATAAAAAACAATCAGCAGACTTAGATTTTATAATTCAAGACGCTATTACTAAAGAAATAAAAATAGTTTTAAATAGAAAATAAACACCGCGTTTAAATCGCGTTTAAAACCCGCTAAATTGACTGGCGGGTTTTTTTATGGGATAACACTTATATAACTAACTATGGAGAGAAGAATGCCTTTAAATTGGGATATAGCGGAAACAACCGCTTATAAAAATAAAAACCAATATGAAAACTTTGATTTTATATTGGACGCCGTAGTCTTTTCAACTATGGCGGTTGATATTGGTCAAATAAAAAATGAGGACCTTGCCGACCAATTCGTAGACAGAATTATTTTAATCGAATCTAATTTTGGGTGGCTGTATAAACGTAAAGGTGAATCATTACTAGCTAATAGAAAACTTTTAAAGGATTTTATCGGATTAAGAACTAATGTTTTAACCTTGCCTTTTAACAAATGGTATAAAACAAAAATTTTAAATAGAAGATCAGATTTATATAGGAGCCTTAAAAATGTCAGTTAAAAAAATATCCTCAGTATTTAAAACCGGTTGCGAGCTTAAAATAACCCGCAAACAAGCGGAAGCATTAAAACACCTTTATAATTGGCACCAGATAAAAGAGCGTTTAAACCTATCTTACTTACAATTTAGACGCACAATAAAACCGGTTATAGGCTGTGATGACTTTGTAATAGTTAATTGTAATGGTATCTGGATAGGAATAACACCAGAAGGACACCGCCACAGCTGACAGGCAAACACCCCGCAACAAGCCCGCCAAATTGACGGCGGGCTTTTTTTATGCGATAAATCTTACATAATTAATTAATACGGAGAAAAAGAAAATGAGACATTATCCAATCTGGAATATTATAACCGCTTGTATTTATAAAAGCGGGAAATCATACGGAGTAAAAAACACCGGCGAAGTTGAAATAAGAGTCGGGACCAGCTCGAGTAATTCGCACACTTTTTTAAAACACCGCGTAACCCATCGCGAAGATGAACAAGGAAACAAAACCTTTTATTTTTTTGTTGACGATATTTGTTTCAAAAAAGGCTATTTAAAAAAAGGCGGGGAATTGCAAACAATAGATAATTACAGCGTTAACTTTGAACACTTTCCGCAATGTTTGAATTAATCGTTTTAATCTGGACATTGTTGTTACCTTTAATTTTATTTACTGCAATCGTAGTTTTAACCATTAGAAGGTAATAAACCGACTAGCTGTTTGACAGCTGTAGAACAAACCGAAAGCCCGCCCGATCTATTCCGGCGGGTTTTTTTATTAAAATGGCTTCTTTTAAAGCCCGTCAACGGGTGCAATTTATTTATTATGATATAATACAACCCGTTTTTTTCCTGCTTTTTAGCGTTTTTGCTTCCCGTTATCCTGCAACCCGCCCTGATACGTTAGGACACTTGACCAGCCCCCGCAGTAATTACAAGATCTTGTGCGCCAGGTGGCGAGCTGCAATACTATATATTGTGTTTTATGGTTAAACAAGCG